GAACCATTGAGGGGAATCGAACCCTCTCAATGGCTTTGTTCCTAAGACCTCTTTTCTTTCTTAATGAGAGAAAGAGCCTTCACCAGAAGGCAAGTCTTTTGGATGAGGCAATGTTGTTGAGTTCCATCCTGATCCTTGTGTAACACACATTAGTGATAACGGGTTACTGGATAGTCGTATCCCCAACTGGGGGATGACAACCGGCTATTGTAGTAGCAGCTAGCCATCGGCTAATCTCTTGTTTAGGGAGATTAGGATAACTAGTTAACCGCAGGACAACTAAGCATGGTGAAAGTAACAGTGGCCAGGGTCAAATCATAACCTCTTTAATTTAATGAAATGAATTAAAGGGCCGATTGCCCGCTAGTCAAGTTAATCATTAGGACGCACCTTACAAGTAGGTGTTCTCCAATGTAATTCCATGCCTCCGGGGGAAAGGAGTTCTTTTAATCGCGATAGTATTATTATTATAAATTATTTATATTTAAATTATTAATTTAAATACTATTAAATTGTATAATAAAACTCTATCGGATTCTTTATAACAATATTATATTAATTATTTATAATATTTACTCGTATTGACAGCAGTAGCTCTCATTTTGAAAAAGAAATGAGGAGGTGGAGGCAGATACGTTAAATTATTATATAATATAAAGACAGGCGGTAGCTCTCAATTTGAAAAAGAATTGAGGAGGCGGTGGCATTTATATTATAATTAATAGATTATAAGTAGTTCAATCAGCTACGCTAATATCTTTATACAAGAATCCTGACTATAATTTAATAATTATTTATTTTAATGTTTTAGTATATTTAAAATATGATAATAACTATTAAAATAATAGTGGCAGACCTGTAGCAATTGGGACGATTTAGTAATTGCTGATAAAGCGGTTGCTGATGAATACCTGATTATTATAAAAGAACTCGGTATGGAGATTAATATGAGTAAATCTCTTATTTCCAATTCCGGGGTCTACGATTTTGCTAAACGTATTTTTAGAGACGGTGTAGATCTTTCACCAATTTCTAAAAATTAATAGCTACTTTATCCAAGGGATGAGGAAATTTTCGATCTATTGTGGATGATATAATAGATCGAGGAACTCTTCTAACTATGGACAGCTTAGAAGTCAATAGACCCTTACCAATTCAC